GATAATTTTTACAAAGACGATTCCCCCGGAACCCCGGAAGAATATGCAGATAGATTTGTACCGATCCATCCCAATTGCGAATGCGCAATTGAATGTATCTTGGACACAACGGAGGGTGAATGAGTTACAAATGGTTTGGCGGGGAGTTTCTCGAAAAGCTGGAAAAGGAAGAAGCCCAACGATTGAAGCGGGCGTCAATCTTTTTGACCAATGAAGTAAAGAAACAACTTGGGACCAAATCCCCGCCCCCTTCGGACCCCGGAGAATATCCACATTTGGAAACGGGGGAGTTGCGAAGGTCGATTGCATGGGAAGTTGATGATAAAGCATTGATCGGCCGAGTTGGGACCAACAAGATTTATGGACGTTACCTTGAAAAAGGGACCAACAACATGGAAGAAAGACCCTTTTTGCAACCAACCTTGGAAGCCAATCAAAGCAACATTGTCCGCATACTTGGCAAAAAGATAAAGCAAGGATAAATAATCGTATGAAGATCAAATCATTACCAGCGCAAATTGACGTTACCAACGAAGCAAAACGGGAAGTTGTTGCGATTGTTAGTTCAACGGCAGTTGACAGAGATTCAGAAATTGTATTGCCCAAGGGCATGGGCTTGGACAATTACCGCAAGAATCCAATTGTATTGTTCAACCACGATCCCGGCTTGCCCATTGCCAAGACCCTTTGGATTAAATCGGACGGAAAAAGAATCCTTGCCAAATACCGATTGGGTGAAACCGACTTTGCCAAAGATATTTTTACATTGTTGAAAGACGGCATTCTAAATGCCCATTCAATCGGCTTCCGTATTGATGAAGACGGCCCGCCGTCCCAACTGGAATTGCAAGACAATCCAGAATGGAAGGGTTGCCGCAATGTCATTCGTAAAGGTGAATTGCTGGAATACTCCGTTGTATCCATTCCCAGTAATCCCGAAGCAATGACGTTGGCGGTTAAAAGTGTATCGGCCGATACCTTGCAACTATTGGGCAAAGCATGGTTGCCCAAGCCCGATTGCTGGAAATGGGTTGACCCGGCCCCGGTTGTGGAAACAAAACAAGAAATTCCAATGCCCAAGTTTGCCCGACCGTGGAAAGAAAAAGAAGCGGATATTATGCAGCGGGTCTTATCGCAAATAACAACGGAAGAAATTATACATAGATTGAAGGGCCGGGCTTAGTCCCCCGGCAACTAACCTTTCTAAATGGGAAAAGCCCCGTTGCAATTGCAACGGGGCTTTTCTTTTGTGCAACCCTACATACTTATACAATTGAAATCAATTGGGCTTCGGTCGGGGTCTTCCATTCTTCCCCGGTCGAAGTTTTTTTATTCGACCCGCATAGATATTTTATTGGGTTGATTGCTTAGTTGCTTACCCGACCCGCAACGAATGCGATTGCGGGCGATTCTTAAAGCAACGGAAAGCCAACTACCTCAAAACAATAACACTCTTTTTAGTGAGGTAGAAAATGAATACAGTAGTTGTAACCATGCTCGAAACCGTTGGCGAATATGCCAAGGGCGAGCAATATGAAATTGATGAAGCAACCGCCGACAAATGGGAAGTTGCTGGGCTTTGCGAAGTTGTTGAAAATCCCGAGGGCAAAGCTTTTGATAAGTTTTCCAAAGCCCTTGAAACCAAATTGAATGACGTTGTTGAAAATGTAAGCAAGTCAATCAATTCAATCAATATCAAGATGCCAGCGGCCCCCAAGACCGATGATAAATCCTTGGGCGAATTCCTTGCTTTGGTCGGTAAGACCGGAAGCAAAGACAATCGGAAGAAAGAAGCGGCATACAATACGCTTGTCAACAAGTATGCAGCAAAAACCGCAATGACCCAAGGGGGAGATACGGCGGGCGGTTTCCTTGTTCCCGAGGAATGGGCAACCGAATTGCTAAGCGTTGAAGGTTTCGGCGGGGCAGCTTACCCGGATCGGGTAAGAGTTATTCCGATGCAAACCGATAAGTTGTACGTTCCGACCTTAGACCAAACAGTTTCACCGTCCAATGGGTCTTCGGCATTCGTTGCCGGTGTAAGCATTGGCGTCGTTAGCGAAGGATCGGCCCCGGCCAATCCGACATTGCCAGCATTCAAGCAACTTGCTTTGACGGCAAAGAAGCTCTTGGCTTATACCCAAGTGTCTTCGGAATTGATCGACAATAGCCCAATTAGTGTTGAAAATATCGTAACCGATAGCTTCCGCAAAGCGGTTGTTTCATGGGTTGACCATCGAATTTTCAACGGGGACGCTTCGGCCGACGATCTAACGGGCATTATCGACCACGGCGCAACAATCAAGGTTGCAAGAGAAACGACGGGCAAGATTACCTTGCTTGATATGGCCAAATTGTGGTCCCGTCTTGCACCACAAAGCATGAGCAAAGCCGCTTATTTTATCAATCCAGTTGCATTGGCCCAACTGCCGCTACTCGGCAACGCCAATCATTTGGTTTGGGTGCAAAATGGCGTCAACGGCGGCTTCGATCTTCGCTTTGCCGGTATTCCAATTGTTCCATGCGAAAGTATGCCAGCGTTGGGTAATGCCGGGGACGTAGTATTGGCCGATATGCGTTACTATATCCTTGGATTGAACAAGGACGTTACGGTTGATGCAAGCCCCGACTTTGCTTTCACTTCCGATCTAACAACGTATCGGGTCAAAGTCAGATTGGACGGCAAGCCGCAATTAACGGCCCCGATTTATCTACAAAATGGAACCGATACAGTAAGCCCATTCGTCCAATTGGATGATTCTGGGTCTTAATGTTTTCCTTTGAATGAAATGAAATTAAGCCCAACCGGCTTTGCCGGTTGGGCTTTTCTTTTGCGCATGGATAAATACCAATATGATCGAATATAAAAAGAAAGTTGTGATTCCCACAACCAAGGGGACCAAATGATATACATCAATTGTGATACTGTTTTTAGGGTCAATGGGTTGCGGGATTCAATTACCGAAGCATACGTTGAAGACGCTGCAATTGTTGGTTGGTTGAAAGAATTGGACGGGACCGCAATTGACCATTTCGATTTTTCCCATTTGGAAGACGGGGATTATTACGGGACGCTTTCAATTGCGGCCGTTGCTAATCTCGAATGCGGGCAAGAATACTTGATTGATATTACCGCTTCCCGAGGTCAACAAACATGGGGCGACAAACAAAGACATTTGGCGGGATACAAGGGGGATAAATAATGAGTTGTTGGGGATTGGATTATACATCTTCTTATTTTCGGAATCTAAGTATTTCGACCGATACCGACCGGCAAGCCGTCAACCTCTTGATTGCTTCGGCCGTTGAATTTGTTGAACGTGTTTGCAATCGACATTTCAAGGAAGCCGAATACGATAAGGTTTTTACCGTCTTGCAAGACGGATCGGTATTACTGGCAAACCCGCCGATTTCTGCAATTAGTCGGCTTTGCGCAATTTCGTTGGATTGGGCAACGATTGCCAATACCTCGGGCAGCATTCCAATTGCCAACTATTCCACAACCGAAAGCGGTTTGCAACTTATCCACTATGCGGCCGGGGTGAAAGTCAAAGCAACGTTGGCATATTCCGATTACCCGACCTTGGGACAACTAGCAACCGCCGTTGCCGCATTGGGAAACGGTTGGTCAATGAGCATTACCAGCGGCAAGACCGATTACCCTTCAACGGATTTAATTGCAATGCAAGTCGGCAACGCAAAGGGCGGGGGCAACTTGTCGGCATGGGAAGATTACACGGGGACTTTTGCCAATATGATTTATGGCCCAACGGCCGGAATTGCTTTTGACCGTGGTATTTCTTACGACACGTCTTATTCTCTTGAACCCCAAGCCGGATTTCTAAGGGGCTTCATTCGGGGATCGAAGGTACGGGCAATTTATACGGGCGGTTGGTCCGATCCACCCGAACCAATTAAACAAGTTGTTGCCAGTTTGGTCACTTCGGCATTTAACGGCCCCGAGGGCAGGATTAAAAGCGAAACGTTGGGGTCTTATTCTTATTCGTTGGAAGATGCAAGCAAGCTTCCCGCTTCGGATCAAAGGGTATTGGCGTATTATAAGGATCGGCAAATATAAATGAGACAACCACAAAGTTTAATGCGGCATAGAATCGACCATTACCAAGCAACTTTCGTCAAGCAAGCTGGGGAAAAAGTTGCAACATACACGTTGACCAACGAAGACGTTGCTTGCAATTGGCAAGAGGCAACAAGCGAATTAGTAACGGAGTATATGCAGCGGGGCGAAAAAATCAAAGCGGTTTGTTTCTTATGTAACCAAGAAGCATACGAAGCAATTTCAACCAAGGATCGGTTGATTTTCGGCGGGCATAATTTCCGAGTCATTGGCAAGCAAGACCTTTGCACGTTGGGGAAGATATTTCGGATTGATATTAGTGAGGAAGTGTAATGGAATTGATTGAAGCGATTGTTGATCTTTGTGATACGGCTTCCGAAGCGGCCCCGCTTCGGGCATTGCTTACCGGAGGTCTTGCGGCCGATTCTGATTGGGATAATCGAATTAGACCGTATGGGATCGTTACGGAATCAACCTTTGACGTTGAAGTTAGGGGACACAATCAATCTTACGAAGTCGATACGCAAACGATTCAATTTCAAATCTTTACCGATACTAGGGCTGAATGCGTTGCAATCCTTGACGCATTGGAAGCCGCATATATGCCAACCACGTTGACAACGACCGGCCGTGAATGTCTTGGACCCCCGACAATTGATGATCGTTTAATCCAGAATCTTACCGATTGTTACCGGGGAATTCTCAATTTGGCTTACATGCTTCAAAAATAATTGCAATTGACATAAATACCTACAACAAAGAGAGGTATTTATGTCAACTAAGCATTGTAATCGCTGCAATCGAGAATTACCCATTGAACATTTCGGGCTTAACAACTCCCGACCGGACGGACATCATTATTACTGCAAAGAGTGCGTGAAGCAGTATGCGCAAGCGTACAAACAAACACCGGATGGAAGACAAAAGAATAAGACATGGGGACAAGCATATTACAAGACGCCCAAAGGTCTTGCCCGTAGACAGTGGAATGGAATCACACACCGGGCGGGCAAGCACCCCAACTACTTGCATGTTGAAATTAAATGTACGAGGGACCAATACATTGCATGGGCGGAACAAGAAATCATTGCATTCCTTGCACTACACCCAAACGAGCGACCTTCAGTTGACCGAATCGACCCAAAGGGGCATTACGAATTCGGAAACATTCAGATAATTTCACTGTCCGAGAATACGGCAAGGGCTAATCGTGCGAATGGTGGAGAAATCTTATCGAAAGAAAAAAGGATTGCCCGAATAATCCACCAAATGCAACGCTTCGGGTTATCACTAAATGACCTAGCAGCAAGTCAAAAATCATGAATGCCTCACTAGATACGTTGTAGTCAATTCAATTTAATTGAGAGGTATTTATGGCAACTACAAAATTGCCCGCAATCACAAGCGGAACAATCACAATCGGCGGGGTAGATTACGAAATTTCTTCGGGTGATATTACCCTAAGCAAAGAAGAAATTGAATATACCAAAATGACCGGGGACGCATTGGCACACCCCGAGCAAATACCGGGCGGCAAAGTATGGGCCGAAGGGTCCATTGAAGCCGCTTGGGACACAAGCAAAGCAAGCGGGTCCGATTACCCGGCCCCATTCACTCCAACCGCCCTTGCGGCCGTTGTGGCAAACATTGGCGCAAAGTCTTTGTCATTCTCTGCAATGGTTTCCAAGCTGGCAATTAAAAAGGGTGAATCGGGAGTTGTGTCAATTACTTGTGATTTCAAGTCTTCGGGCGCAATTACTTTTGCTTAATGAAATGGAGGAAGAATGGAAAATGTTTTTACGGGATCGGATAACAAAACGTATGTATTGTCCCCGTTGACCCTCGGGGACAATAAAAGATTTGTCCGTTGGGTACGTTATAGACGTTGGACGTTGTTTCAAGAGTTGAAAGACCAATTGCCCGGCCCAACGTTTGAATCCGAATCCAACCGCATTCTTCAAGAATGCAACAACCTTGATCTAAATGAAGGATCGGAAGCCGTTACCACGTTGGAAAAGACCGTTGAAGGAATAACCCAATTGGTCTATTTGTCGTTGAAGCATACATATCCAGCAATGACCCTTGACCAAGTTGAAGAGGTTTTGACGCCCCATATTATTTTGGACGTGTATAAACGGTTGATGATCGTATCGGGGTTAATGACACAATCTAAAAAAAACGAAACGGAAGCCAAACCCGAAACGGAATCGACTATCACGAATTCTATCGGCGGGCAAGCGAATGCGGAATTACTCCCCAGCAATGCGACGATATGACCTTTGAACAATTCCTTGCATTGTTAGGCGATGAAGAAGAAGACGTTGAAATTGAATTGACCGACGATTATTTGCAATCGTTGGGATTGGTGAAAAGATAAATTGCCCGCCCGGCTTGCCGGGCGGGCTTTTTCATTTGCAGCGGGGATACATATTGCATGGGATTCGGAAATCTAGCGGAAGTATTCGTTGAAGTTGGAACAAAATTAAACCCTTTGAAGGGCGGTCTTGCCAGAGCAAAGGGCATGGTAAGCGGCTTTGCAAAGGAAGCTGGCGGAATCATGGGCAGCGGCTTTGCCGCTTTGGGTCTTGTTGCCGGGATCGGCGCAACCATTGCCCTTGCGGTCAAGGAATTTGCCGAAGCGGAAAAAGCCGAACGGGGTTTGGCTTCGGCATTGAAAGCAACCGGTCAAGAAGTTGATTCAAACTTGGAATCAATGAAGAAGTTGGCCGAAGCCGTCAAGCAATGCACAACCATTGATGATGATGAAGTTATTGCAGCAATG